GATCCGGCATCTATGATAACAGGCGTGGCCGCTGGCATTGGCACTGCTTTAGGTGGACCGGCTGGGGCTGCTATTGGTCAAACTTTCGGGTCACTTGTGCAAGGTTTAACGGCGTTAGGGGAAAAAGACCCAGCAGAAATAGAGGCTGAAATGATGGCCTTTACCCAAGCTTTTATTAAGGGTCTGCAAGTGTTACCAAAGATTTTAATTAAACTATTGCCTAAACTTATCACAGGTTTATCACTGGCTATTTTATCAGCCATCCCCGTTTTATTGGTTGAATTGATAAAAGCCATTGGTGATATTCTAACTGGTGCTTTTGATGCTTTAACGCCACAAGCTGGTGAAGGATTTTTTGAATATCTGGGCCGCCAAATCACGCAGATATTTGATTTTTGGGCTGGCTGGTTATTTGGTGGTGGTGACGATCAAGGAATGAGAAGCGGCGGTAGTGCCAGACCATTAAGCGGCCGTAGTGGTATGCGTATGACCAGAGGAACAGGAATGGCTCTATTACATCCCAATGAATTTGTAGTACCCCAAAGCGGAATGGCTCCACAGGCTGTAACCAGAACATTGGATAGCATCGGCAGCGGCAGCAATGCCACCAATATCAATATCAATTCAATCGTTACAGAAAGATCGGCCATTGATGAATTGGTTAATAGAATAGAACAAAGATACCAATTATTTGGACAGAGCAGATCAACACTTTTCGCAGGTTAAACCATGGGCAACGCTATTTTTTACTATTATCCCCAGCCAGATGGGAATAAGCTTGTGACTATTGATCTGGGTGATCCATTAGGCCAATTGTTTTCTGATATAGAATGGAACGCTGACACAGGCGTTACCCTATCGGGTAAAATGCGAAGAGTTAACGGCATGACACGCGAACGAATCACCATCTCACGCGATAGATTAAGCGGAGGGGAAACAATTGCACATCAATTAATTGCCATGCAAAACCATTTAGATCGTGGATTTAGTGTTTTCTTTTCTGCCGATTCAGACAAAACTTTTTATGCACCAGTAAAAAACAGTTTGGTGGGTGGTGATACCAATATAGAGCTTTACCCTAACCCGTTTTATGATTTTGTTGGAACAGCTACACCAGCGGCCAATGATTATGTTGTTTTAGAGACTATGGGCCCCGGCATGTATCAGGAAATTAAAAAGGTGTCCAATAGCTCTGGGCTTTCTGCGATCACTGGCGGCAGCATGACCACTAACGATGTTTCATTTACTTATGGCGATAGGCTTAGTTTTTTAAGGTGGTACAGATGTTGGGGTGGCTTAAAGCGCCCATCTGATCAGATCGGCCAAAGCATTATAACCAATGAAAACGGAATACTCTGGAGCTTAAATGTTGAATTGGTGGTGGATGCTTCTTTAATGTTCAGATACCATCCAGATCAAGGTAGCGAATTCAGATCAGAATTCAACGGTGTTGCAGATGAACCCACACCGCCAGAAGTAACAATGGAAGACGCCAGACAGCGCTTTACATTAGAAGAGCAATTCCAGCCATACGAATACATTAGCCCATATGGGCCGGGATACAATAGAGGTTAAAATGGCTTGGTCTTCTGGATTTAAAATAAACTTAGATCGTAGCGAAATGACACCACGCTATAAATTGAAGTTTCACAAAACACCGCGTGGCCCTGGTGGTTTTTTTACTATCTCTGGGGGTTTAGATCCATCCCAAACAACCAACCAGCATAAACCCGCCTATATCAGCGCCGAAGGCCCAAGAATAAGTGGCACAAAAATAACGCCAGTGACATGGGGCGTTTCTATGGGTGGCTTTGAAGTGCCGATAGTGGGCGACATTAGCCAATACTATCCAAATTTGATGCGTGGTGTTTTTGCTGGGCTCTACATGATTCTTGGCGATGAAGAAGAAAGAATAGCATTTGGCCAGTTAAAAGAAATAAATGGTAAAAACGGCAAATGGTCTTTTGTTTTCCAAGATTTGTTATCAAGTCTGCAAGGAACAACGAGCGGCAAATGCAACAGCGATGGATTTGATATAACTGGTGGTGGAAATTCTGTTAAATATGGGCAGTTTTTTAGAACCATTGGCATGACGGCCACCGCTTCAGCTTATACACTGGGCGGCAATACAATAACAATTAACAAATGCCAGTTTTTCAAAAAACAATATGCTGAAAATGGCTTATGCAAAATAGAAATGAAAGACGCTGGCGGCGCTTCGCTTGGTACGGCCCATTTTGAATGGTCTGCTATTTCTGCCACTACTGGCTCTGGTGATCTGACTTTAACAGCTGCATCTAAAGGCGGCAGTGTAATTTATCCAGGTGACGCACCATTACAGAGCTTTCATAGTGGGACAGTTACCAGTTTGGCTTTTATACATGGCCACCCATGGGATTTATTAACCTACATGATTCTTTCCAGAGATAATAGTGGGTCATTAAACACAAATCGCTTCCCACAGTCATGGGCATCAGAAGGCAATTTTCCTTATGATCTGGTAGACGTTAACGACATGAATATTCACAGCGCATATTTTCACACGCCACCTGGTGGAACAGGCACGAACTATAAGTTTTCCATACCATTAGAAAGCAGTTTATCAGCAGGTTTACGCGGTTATTCTGATTTGGTTAAACCACTTGGCATGTGGCCTGTTTGGCGTCAAGATTCAGTTAGCTGGCGTGGTTGCCAAGATATTTATAACGCTTCAATTCATTGCGTAACAATATCAGAAACGGACATTATAGAAATCACGCGCCACAGTTTATTTAGTGCCCAAAATCCTTTAATATATGCTGGGGTTTTTATTCTTTACCCAATCGACAGCACAACAAACGGCAATAATGGAAGCATTAAGGTAACTAACGATATGCCAAGCTTACCATTTGAAAGCGTTTATAATGCAGATGGAAGCCGTCTATATGACGTTACACTAAATGCATCACAAATGGCGACAAATGACAGTAAAAGACTTTTACCATGGGCGCGAAATGTCACAGAAACAATAGATTTAAGACTCACCCCTAAATATGCAAAACTGTGCGCTGGTGATCTGGTAGAAATCACAACCAGATTTTTACAAAGCCCTATAAAAGGGGACGGTAATTTTGAACGTCAACGCGCTATGGTTACTTCTGTTTCTTGGGAAGTTTCACGCGGTTATTGTTCTATTCAAGTGGCTTTATATCGTGATAATTTCACCTACTACTAAAGGAAAAAAAATGCAAGAGCTACCACAAATCCTTAAAGACGTTTTGGCCGCTGGCCATTTAATTTTTGATACTGGAGATTATGACATAAATTTAATTGGTGTCAGAAACCCAAACGGCCAGCCAGATAAATACGATGATATTTTATTTGTAGTCTACAAAAAAAATGGATTGTGGCAGGTTGAAAGCTTCCAGATCACAACAGATCCCGGCCTCTACTTTTTAAAAAACCCCATAAATGTTTTAGGGACTGCTATTCTATGCCCTGGACAATATCGTAGCGTTTACCGCGTTGATTATCATCGTGGCAAATATAAAGCTTTATGCCAGCGCCGCCCCGTTAAATGCTTCAGAGATAATAACAAAGACAAAATCATAGATATGAATGCTGGCTCTACATCCACTGGACTCTATGGTGTGAATTTACATCGATCTCACGCAGATTATGAGGTTGACACTATAGGGCGCTATAGCGCCGGATGCCAAACGCTAAGAAGGGCAGAAGATTTAGACCGAGTTCTTCATTTGGTTGACATGCAATTCAAAACCCATCCAAATTGGGATAAGGCTGTAACCTATACGCTTTTAGCCCCAGAGAAAAAAGGCCCAGCTGCAAAAGGCAAAAAGAAAACACCAAAGAAATAGTTTTCCACAGGGTTTTCCACAGAGTTTTCCACAGGGTTTTCCACAGGCTATTGAAAAGTCTATAGAAAACTTTTTTTTTGCATATCGCTTAAATAGATACTAAATAGTATTTAGGCAGACACAAAAGGATTTAATGGATCACGTTTATAAAATAGGCTCCTGTTTTTCTGGGATTGGTGGTTTTGAGCTTGGCCTCCAATGGGCTTTTGATAATGCTGGCATAGATCATAAAGTTAGCTGGCAGATCGAACAAAACCCATTTTGCCAAACGATCTTAAAGAAGCATTGGCCAGAAGCGGTTTTATATAGCGATATTAGAGAAGTTAAAAACGTTGATCCAGTAGATATTTTAATAGGTGGTTTTCCTTGCCAAGACATTAGCGTGGCAGGTTTACAAAAAGGTGTAGAAAATGGTGAAAAGTCGAGTTTATGGTTTGAAATGCTCCGCATTATTAGCGACATTAGACCCAGAATCGTTGTCATGGAAAATGTCCCAAACATCACTAATGTGGGTGGCCCCACAGTTATTGGAAGCCTTGCCAAAATCGGGTATGACTGCGAATGGTCGATTATATCGGCTGCACAATTCGGAGCGCCACACCTTAGAAAAAGATGGTTTTGCGTTGGGGTTACCAAAACACGCATTAACAAGAGACGGCCTTTTACCAACACCAACGCCATTACACATGGAAAGAAAAAAGAAGTTTGCCCAAGGCGGCCGCCCATTGGTTTACATGTTGAATCAAGCATTATTACCAACGCCCAGAGCTTCAGCAATGACAGACGAATCAATAGAAGGCTTTCTAAAGAGAAAAGCAGCTGGGAAAGTCAGCACGCCCAAACTGGCCACAGCGTTAAGGATGCTGCCGACTATGACAGCAAACACAGCCAAAAACAATCCATCCACACCGAGCCAATGGAAAAGAAAAGACTGCTTAAATGTAGAATTGGCGAAAATGCAAGGCTTAACACAAAAAACAATTGGGAAAACTTCCCGACTCAACCCGCATTTTGTAGAGGAGATGATGGGGTTCCCAATCGGGTGGCTAAGTTAAAAGCATTGGGTAACGCTATTGTTCCACAATGCGCCCAATTTGTTTTTGAACAAATAATAAAAAGCGGTATATTAGAATCACAGCAAACGACATAAGGATAAAAAATGAGGCCTTTTTTTAGTTACTATGGCTCAAAATACAGAATCGCCAAAAAATACCCAAATCCAAAACATGACACAATAATAGAGCCCTTTGCTGGTTCAGCTTGTTTTTTATTGCGATATTACAACAGAAAGATAATCTTAAATGATTTGAATCCTGTGATTTATGGTATCTGGGATTTTTTAATTAAATCAAGCTCAAAAGATATTTTGGATTTACCAATTTTAGAAATTGGCCAAAATGTTGATGATTTAAAAATATGTCAAGAGGCTAAACATTTAATTGGGTTTAATTTGAATAAAGGTAATTCACACCCATCTAAAACACTGTCAAAATGGGCTAAAGATCCAAGATATAAAAACCAATTCTGGTCTGAAAATAAAAAAAGAATGATTGCAAGCCAAGTTAACTTTATAAAACATTGGCAAATAACCAATAAATCTTACGAACAATTGGAAAATCATAATGGATATTGGTTTATTGATCCCCCATATCAAGAAAAAGGATACGCCTACCCACATAATAAAATTGATTATGCCCATTTATCTATCTGGGCAAAAAACAGAAATGGAACGGTTATTGTTTGTAAAGGCGATAACGCTAATTGGTTACCATTTGAATTTTTAGTAGAAGCAAAAGCCAACATTCAAACTGGCCATAATGTTGAAAAACTTTTTTGCATAAACGCACACCAACAAAAAACCCTTTTTTAGCAAACGACATAAGGAGAAAACATGACGCCCTTTATTGACATGGTAGTCAAAGACTTAAAAGCAATTAAAAGCGTTAAAAGCGTTAAATGGTCTGACAATGGCGAGCCACATGGCCCCCATTTTGTGATCATAGATAAATATGATGGGATTTGGCGCATGGGTGAAAGATATCCTGGTGTTAAATGTCGAATCTATGACATTGTAACCAGCGTGAGAAACCCACATAAAACAGAAGATAACCCAGCTTTAGCGTTAGCCCTAACCAGCTATTACCAAAAGAAATTAAGATTGATATTAAACGATAACAAAACAGAAAAATACAAACGCGGTTTAATAAATAAAGCTCTGGCGTCTGTCCATTGGCAATACATCAAAAATGTAACACCAGACCATGTTTTATTTAGCGCCGACATAAAGCCAGAAGATTTTAAAGCATTTTGCAAGCAGGTTACAGGATTATCAAAAGATGATCACTATTATTTTAATGGATACCAGTTTAAATATGATGCGGAAAAATGGATAGCTTACAGCAAAATTGTTAACTGGCATTTGTTAGATATTAAACATGATTTAGAAATGGGTTTATTTTTAAATCACCCCCAACAGCTAATCAGAACATATCTAAAAGACCGTTATGATTTAGCGCCATGGTTAGCCATTGAGTTAAGTTATGCCCTTTCATTTTGTCCAGCGAACCTTTCAATTTTTCCTTTTATGCCTGATGTTATTACTGGTGACATTGTAGAAATAATTTATGGATTTTTTCAAAATGCAAAACAAAGAAAACAAAAAGCAAAAAATAAACCCTGTGGATATGGCCCCAGAGCAGGTAGCAATTGGACGGGTGACTAAAAAAGCTGGTCAATATTTAATAGCTGGGCCGCCAGTGGCCCAAGTTAGGCACAGCGTGGCCGTTAAAAATGGAAAGGCCAGAGCTTTTTATGGATCTGCAAAATATAAAAATGGAAAAAACACAGCAGTAAACACCATCAAATTGCAACATTGGAGCGACAGCAGAAACCTTTTTATCCCGAAAGGAATAGGCGTTAGTTTAAAAATGCTTTATGTTTTCCCAAGGCCACAGCGTTTAAAAAAAGCCAAATCAGATCCAGGCTTTATAGCCCACACAGTTAAACCCGATCTGGATAATTTAGACAAACTTTATGTGGATGCCTTGGCTGAAGTGGTTTTAAATGATGATAACCAAGTTTATGCCATTGAATCAAAAAAGGTTTTTTGTAGTTATGACCATTTAACTAAAACTGAAGGCTGGAATGGTATAAAGATAGAGGTTTATTGTATTGACAACGCAGAAAGCCAAAAGCTTTTTAACGATTATTTGCCATGGTGATTTATACGCTTGTCACCATATTTATTTAACCATTCTTTAGCGTCTATTCTGTCTTGTTCATGTTTACCGCTATGGGCTTGGCGGTATACATGGCCAATCGCGTCATTATAGGCCATTATCAGCCGATTAACGTCTATTGTTTTATTATCCATTAGATGAAACATCTAAAATGCTTTTAATTGGGTAACGATCTACAGTGTTTTTAATGTCTTCCACTGTGAAGTCTTTAACGCCCATTTGACCAGTTAAAATAGAAAGCTTTAGATTAGCATATTTGTTTAACCATGCTTTAGCGTCTTCTTTTTCATGGGGCTGGCGGCCATGTAAAGCCTGTTTAATGACGTGGCTTTCTGCTTCTGTGAAAGCAGTAATCAATTGGTTTAAAAGGTTTAAAGCTTGTCTTATGTCTTGCATTACATACGCCTATCAAAAAATTCAATACAGCTGCGTTTTTCTTCTGCCGTTTCCTTTTTATCACATGCTTTAAGAATCACCAGTTTGTTTATGGTGTTGCTAATGCTTTCACATTCTGCGCCACTGGTTTTAGAGTCTATTCCCCTTGTGGTCATGCGGCAAAACAATTCACGACAAAGTGATTCCCCATTTTCTTTTATGTAGTCTTTAGAGCATGGCTCTTTAAGCAAATCTGGCTGAGTTAGATTTTTTTGTACTTGGATCTGTTCTTTTGCCACTTCTTCTTTAACGACAATGGGCTCTTTTTTGCCCATTAGCCACGCTGTTATTCCACTACCAGCACCAGCAGAACCAGCACCAATAAGAATATAGATTAACCAATCCATTTTAAGGCGTAATCGCGCTGGCATTTTGGTTTAACAATCTGATTCTAAAAGCTTCTGTGGTATTTGTTGCCAATGCTGCAAAGGTTACCGATTGCTCTATGATTCCAACAGTGCCAATGTCATCACTATAATCTGTGATAACAGCATTTTGAAAACGAAAGCCCATAGTGTCTGTGGTTCCACTTTTTGTAAAAACTACTTCTACTGGGCCTTCAGTCTTGTTAAGCATAGCATTATATAAGTTGTTATTTTCTGCCGTAAGAGAAATAGACATTTGGATATCTCTAAAATCTGTCACGTCAGGCTCAAGGGTGAGAAGACTCCCGAGGACCATTCTACGGCTCAATTTATTATCAATAGAAATAGACATAGAGCTAATGTGATAGCTGTTACCGTCGAAGGTTAATTGCCCACCTTGATAGTGGTAAACCTGTTGGGCTGTGGCGTTGTATGTGGGCGTTATTTTACTGCCCCTTGTCAAACCTGTTTTACCAATTAGCTCCATTGATATGGTGGCTTCTGAACCATTCGCCACGTCGATGGAAGCTGTGCTAACTTTTAGGCCACTAAACTCTTCCATTCCATTGGCATCACTTCCACGCTGAAGCTTTAAACTAAAAGAAGGCAAATCAGTGGTATTTGTCTTGTATTCATGAACAAAATCAGATCCTGACGGTGTTGTAGATACATCACCCAAAGTAGCTTTTAGAAATAATCCGCACGAATCCCAGTAAAGAGGAGTAGTCAGATTTCCCCCTGTGGACTCTGAGACGTCAAAATAGGATCGGCGCACTGCGCCATCTGAGACACTTAAATGCGTAGCACCGCTGCGCTCTATTGATCGCGCTAATGTTGTAGAAATAACGCGGTTTGCATTTGTGTTAAATGCTGGCGTTACTCCCCATGTAACTTCTGGTGCAGTTACCACAAAGGTATTTCTTCCAAATATGACAGCCATTTTTTATTCTCCTTTTTACCTTACAGCAGGTAATTGATTCCTAATTGATACAATAGCCCGTAGGCTAAAAACTTGGTTTTCTGTTGTCGTTATGTCCACTATAGCCGCATAATCTTGATCATCTGTGCCAGCTTGCACAAATACGCCAACCCAGCCTGGTAAAAAACGTGTTTTATTTACGTCAATCATAGAAGCCTGGGCGGCTCCACTACTGTTTTCGACACGCGGCAAACAATACTGGACACCCTCAAAAAATAAAAATTTATTGTAACTTGATATTCTTTTTGACATCAGCGCAGAATAAGAAAACCAAATATAAGAACCTTGGCTATCTGGTTTCGTAAATGCAGACGCGGCCGATTCACTGCCTTTTGTCGATCTGGTATCTGACGCCACCATATTTGTGGGTGTGCCTAAAAAGATTTGGCCGCTGTATGGTGTGCCAGATGGTGTAAATGTTGTGGCCGCATCTGGGGCGGCAGCATACCCCCAGTATATGTAGACTAAATGGACATTATCTAAATCTGTGGCCGCTACGTTTCTAACCCTTAAAGTCAAAGACTTATTGGCATAGTTAAATGTGTCTCGCTTGTATTCTGCTAAATTGCCTTGGCAGTCAACCACATAAACATCATGCCCAGATGATTGAATCACAGACCAAAAAGCAGACCACTTATCTGGGATCACTATTGATAACTCATAATTACCCGCACCAGCAGCGCCAGAAGTAGCATTAACGCTAACAGGGTAACGATATCTGAAGTTTTCATTAAACCAAGACGCGCCAGACATTTTTTTAAGCTCCAGTAGAGGTAACGCATTTTACTGTGACATTGATATAACTTATGCCCATATTGTCTAACCCATATTTAGCGCCGTCAATGGCTGTAAAACTGCATAAAACGTCATCGACTTCACCAGGTAAACCCAGCTGCCTATTTGTCGTTAATGCTTCGATCATATCAGAAGCCAAATTGGTGGCATTATCAAAACGCTCATCTAATGTAGAGCCACCCACAAACGCATATATATTATACACACCGTTAAAAAAGTAGCGGTCCAAGGTTGGGCCATAATTACTAATGGCTTGCTCGAACTGCACAGAGCTAAAGGGTTGATAAGGGGGGTCAATAGTGCTGCCCCTTATAACTCTGCCCGTCATATCAAAACCAGAATATCCAGCGGCAAAATTAACGCTAATTAACTCTACAATTTTTTTATGGACTTTAACAATTCTGCTATCTGGCATTATGCACCACCCAACGCGGTGTGAAGATGTTTTAATAAATCTCTTTTAGTGTCAGATTTATTTACTTCTTCAAATGATCGGCCAATGTAAAAACGTGGCAAGATGTTTTTATCTGGTGATCCAAATTCTATAGCCGCTGCATAGGGTAAAGGATCTTTAACGCCAGCAGTTATAAAAACAGCTGGGTTACCATTTTTTTCACCTAACTTTGTAAAAAGTGAACGTCTTAAATTACCAGTTATCGAACGTGGGCCTACTTTAAAGCCAGACATACCAGATTTAAACGCTTCTGGTTCACCTGCATCATTATAAACCAAATAACTGGAGTATTGCGTGCCGGGTTTTCCACCTGTGCGCGTGTTAGATGTGTCTTTAACTCTGGTGTATACTGGCAAATCATCTTCTGTGAAATTGCGCGCGGCGCCAGCTTGGATTTTAAAGCCTAAACTTAAAAGAACATTGCCAATGTCTTTTTTTAAATTTGGGCCACCTTGTCTTAATCTTTGTGCAAAGTCTTCTGGTGTCATAACACAGCCCCATTCAACCGAAATGGGTTTAAAAGCTCTTTAACTTCTAAAGGCATTGTTTTAGGGGAAAGGGTAACGCTTCCACCGCGTTGGCTTACGTTTTCTTTTCCTTGATTTTGTTTATTTCTTTGCAGCTGTGAAGCCCAAACACAAATGGCATGGATAAGATTTGGCGGCGCTGTGGCTGTCGTATATCCGGCAGAGCAAACCACTTTTATAGCACGATCACCCCGGTTAAAAACATCTACTGCTTTTTTAGGGATTAATCTAACTTGGCCCACATTGCCATCTAAAGTATAAGTAGACCCAGCAATTAACGTGTCTGCTTCATACTCTTGATATGGATCGCTATGGATGCTGGTTACACTATGAACAGGCTTTAAATTCAGATCAAGCATATATGGATATTTGGGATCTGGACCATTAAAAAAAAGCGTGTAGGTGTAGACATCTAAAAAAGAACCATACCGCGCACCATTATTAAAAAACGGGTAGTTTAGCCAGCTTGCTACAGCGGCCTCTACCCGTTCAATTAATGCAGTTAAATCGCTATCAGCCGCTGAGCCCTGCGCCAATTCTGGCATGTAGGTTTTCAATATTGTATTGGTAACGATAGGCATTTAACATTTTACTTTTTAGTATTTGCGCGCTTTTTCAAACTTCATAACAATAGTGCATTTGCAATCTTTACCAGCACCAGAAGCAGTAGAGCGGATTTTAATACCTGCACCAGCCTCAAAGATAGATTTGCTCTGATCGTCAAAAATAAACGAACCAGCAACACCAGCCGCTAAAGCGCCCTGTTGTGCTGTTTGTGTCGCATATTTCATAACTGTAGCAGATCCATCAGCTAACTGAATAAAAAAGTTTCTATATGCTGTTGGGCTTTGCGCTATACCTGCTTCATCAATGACTTTGGCAGATACCAATTGATACCGATCACTAAAAGCGTAATATGCTTCTATTGTGTCGGCTGGTGCGCTTGTTTCAAATTTAAATGATGCTATTTCCATGCTTGGCATTGTCTTTATCTCCTGCCTGTTTTATCAGGTGCAAACGATGTTATTGATATATGAACAGTTTTTAGCGTCATCTAAATCTGGGCTGTCCATGACGTTTCTTTGTGTACAAACGATGGACACAGCGCCCGATCTGATGTCTTTAGATGTCTCTGTGGTTATACCTCGGCGCTCATATTGATACCATGAGTTTGCATTGAAGCAAACAATACCAGAACGATTAGTAACCAAACCATCATAAAGCCCTGTGGCGTTCATGTCGGCCGTCATAAAGCGAGACAGAACAACAGGAACATTAAACAGGCTCCCGACTGATCCACTAATCAAGGTGGCCAGGCTGCCCGCCTTGTCCAATGTAATTAATTCAGTCAATCCAAAAATATGTTGAATTACCACTTCTGGTGATGTCACGATATAGCGGTCTTGTGCTCCATATTCGCCCATATTACCCAAAAGGGTAAGAATGTCACCAATTACCAAGGTTGTTCCAGCACCAGAAGCAATCTGGCCAGAAGTGCCTTTAGCAATCGCGGCATGTCTGAAGCCCGTAAAACAGCGCCGATGATCGGCAGCAGTACCCAAAATGGCCCCAGCATCCCAGCGCCCGCGTGGGTTCCAGTTAGCTAAACCTGTATCTGGATGGACTGCCGTTGTTGAACCGTTCAGGGCTGCATCTTCCCACGCACTCTCTAATGAGTCACTGGCACGCTTAGCCAGAGAAGCGGCCACGTTTATGGCTGAGTCTTCCATAGCTGCGTCATCCACAGTAAAAGACAAGGCCAGCCCTTTGATGTTTACGGACTTTTGAGATGTGGCCACAGAGCTTTTGGTATATAGCGCCGGATCGTCTGAACTGACAACGCCCTTTAAAAATGGAGTACCGCCCGAATTTAGCCGGGGAATCTGTACCACGTTAGATTCTACGTTTTGCTTTTGAATCAAGCTTCTTAGGTTACGCGGTGTGGTGTAACCTTCCCACAATTCTGGTTTGAACTCTGGATCAATCCATTCAGCACCAGAGCCCGCACCGTCAAAAAAGCTTTTTTGGATGGCTGGGCGAAATGATGCAGGTGCTTTTTGAAGATGTTTGTGTAAAGCCAGATCACATTTTGGTGTTTCTGGGTTTAGGCTTGGCATAATCATCCGAACAAAAGCGCGCTTTTGTGCCAATCGAATTAAATCTTGATGCCAATCATTAACGGGCTCTGTAGTATCCAAAAGGCCAGCCTTTTTATAGGTTACAGTGCCAGTGCCTGGAATGTTAATTTCTGCGCGTTCTTCTTGGGTTTGGATTGTGCCATCTGCGTTAATAAATTGCTTTAGCTCAGAATCGTCTCCATTAGGCACATAAGCAGCTGTTTGGACAGACTCAGTCAACAATCTGTTGGCGCGCTTTAAATCTTTGACTTGTGCTTCGAAATTACTTAGGCGCTCTTCACTGTTTCGCTGGTGGCTAATTATCCCTTTAATGATTTTATTGGCTTCAGCTTGCATTTTTGCATTTACTTTGGACATGGCTTTATTTCTCCATTTTATAAAAATTTGTCATGGCTTTTAGAAGAGCAAAAGAAAAGTTTTTATCCACTTCTTCTTTTTCTTCTTCTTCTTCTTCTTCTAACTCTTCTTCTAACTCTTCTTCTAACTCTTCTTCTTCTTCTGCGTGATCTTCTGCGTGGTCTTTTTCTTCTTCGCTATCTTCATCAGAAGCCATATATTTATCATAATATGATTCTTCCTCTGGCTCTTGGGCTTCTTCTGCTTCTGCTTCTTCTGCCATGTCTTCTAACTCTTCTTCTAAGTCTTCCGACATTTCACCCTTAGCAAAATGAACCACCCAAGCGTTTTCCTCTTCTTCTACTCTCAAAATATGTTTACGCATTGAAGCAATAAAGCGCGTTTTCGCTTTGCGTTGTTTCCAGTCTTTAAGCATCATGTTTAAATCGTCCCGATCAAAATCTTGATAATTGCGGCTAATGGCTACCGCTTGGCCCTGGGCTGGTATGGTTACCACAGAAACTTCTAAAAGCTCTGATTTAGTAAACATGCGGCCAATTGGGCCATGTTTAGCGTGGTCTTTTGGAAGCTCTGATCTTTCAACAAATTCTAACGGCTGAAAACCAACAGAAACAGCAGATAAAAAGCCTTCTTTTACCATTCGCGCAATTTCAGCACCTCTTTCTTGGCCTTTATCAAATGTAACGTCAATTAATAATTGGCCATCTTCCAATCTGACTTCACCACGCCCAACGGGTAGACCATTTTGATCATGATTGAATAAAACCACGCCATTTTTTTGATAGTTTGTTAAATCCCAATTTTCTGGACCATTTAAAACTATATCACCATAACGATCAACAGCAGAAGTGGAAGCGATAAAGGTTGAAACACCACTATCATTTTCACGATCTGTATTTTTTTGGACTTGTAGAAACTTTTTTATCATATTGGGTATTTACCACACGCGGTTTTTTTTGTCGCATTTTTTATTAAAAAAAATTAATTTATTCCTTGACGGTTTGAGCTAAATACTATATGGGCGCGCTAATTTATTAGCCATCATTTTGATTTAAGGGTTATTGGCCTTCTAATCTTGTGATAGATTCAAAACAAAATGGAGAATAAAAAATGGGCTGGTTTAATGATTTGTTTGGTGGAATCACAAAATACTTTAAGAAGGTAGAAAAACCCCAGCTGCCAAATCATGGGGTTAACTGGAATAGCCCAAGCGGAGCGGCTAACCCTTACAGCGCCATGACTGCTTTGTCTGCATATGGTGGCCATGGTTACACCCATGCAGCGGTTTTAAGAAGCTCACAAGATTTAGCTGCATTGCCATTAAGGCTTTTCAAAGGAAAAGGCTCTAATGCTGAACTGGTAGAAGACAGCCCTTTTTTAGATTTAATGGATAACCCCAGCACAAATTCGGATCCATTCTTACTTAGAGAACAATTGGCTATAGACCTTTTATTGTCGGGTAACTGTTATCTATTAATTATTGGCTTAACCGAACAGCCAACCAGCATAATAAGACTTCATCCAGAAGAAGTGAAAATCCAAACAGAGCCAGCCATGGGGGTTAGCGGATATTTACACACCTCTGGCGGCCAAACTGTTTTATATGCAACAGATCGAGTTATCCACATTCGCGGCGCTTCCTATGCCACTGGCCCAGAAGGTTTATATGGTACAGGAATAGTCCAGCCTCTTAACTCTGAAATATCAGCGGATTTATCAGCGGCCAAGCTGGCCAGCATTAGTGCCAAAAAAGGCCGCCCAGATATTTTGTTAAGCCCTAAAGATGAATCAGACATATGGGGCGCAGAAAGACGCCAGCGCATTTTAAGCCAATATAATGATTTAAGCAAAGAAGGTGGGGCTCTTGTTTTATCTGGTCAAATCGACGTCACACCATTAAATCTATCAATGCGAGATATGGAATTTTCTAATATTAGATCCATTTCACGTGAAAGTATATCGGCCGTTAGCGGTGTGGTCCCAAGCGTTTTGGGGCTGCCTACAGCTAACTACGCCACAGCCCAAGCTCAGGCGTCTACATATTGGCAAAACCAAATTATCAAAGGTGCGCGTTTTGAATACATGTTTACCCAGATAGCTAAGCGTTTCGATCCAGAATACTACGTTAAATTTGATTATTCTAATGTCGAAGTTTTACAGGCCAAACGTGACGCGCAATTGGCCAGAGTAGAAAAACACATACTTTTTGGATTCAGCCCCAGCGCCGCTTATGCCTATGAAGGTTTGGAAACGCCTAACATAGAAGAAGAGCAAAACATAGACGAACCATTGGCAGAAGCAGAAGCCTTAGATTTTTCTTTGTTAAAAAAAAAATTACTTTAAAGGCTGTTCCTGATAAATACAGCCATATTGATTTTAAGCCCACCAAAGGAATGGTGGCAGAATTGCAATTGGGTTTAAAATGGCACGCCCAAGGTAAAAGCGGTGAGGGTTTAACACCTGCCACAGTTAATTGGGCCACCAGAATGGCTAATGGTTCTGACATAAGCCCAGAAAAAGCGCGTAAAATGCGCGCATGGTTAGCACGCCATGAAGAAGATAAAAAAGGTGAAGGTTTTTATCCAGATCAAAACGGTTATCCAAGTGCCGGCCGCGTGGCGTGGGCGTTATGGGCTGGTGATGCTGGAGTAACTTTTTCAAATAAAATAGTTTCACAAATGGATAAGGCAGATGAAGAGCAAAAATCTTATGATCTGCAATATGAAAAAAGAACAGCAATATGGTTACGCTATATCGAAAAAACACAGAAGCCAGCAGAAACCAAGCTACAAACCGCTTTTAATAAATACATGAAAGGCGCTAAAAAGCGATATTTATCACGCATAAAAGAACAAAAAAATTACAATGGCAGCATAACAAAAGGAATCGACTATTTTAAAATAATGGCATCCGCTGAAGAGGAAGTAATTTTAAAAGACTTTCTTAAAGGCACGCCAGATAAAATAGTAAATGGCCGATTGATCAAAGGTAAACCTGGCGCATATCAAGGCACTTGGCAAAAAACAGGTAAAAGCATGTTAAAACGACTGCTTAAGCTTGGCAATGTCCAAGAGCCATCTTATTTATTTTTTGGTGAGCAGTTTTATTTAGATAAAATGCTTGATCAAGCAGTAAAAGAAATCGTGACCACTACATCTAAGAAGGTACAGAAAAAAGTAGTAGATGGCGTTAAAGAAGGTTTAACCATTGACCAGATAGCTTTAAACATTAGTGATCAAGGTTTAAAGAAAGATCCCATTTTCGGATATGCCAGAGCCAGAACGATAGCCAGAACAGAAAGCACGCGCATAATTTCTGGGGCACAAAATAGAAGCTTTGTTAAAGCTAAAGAAGAATATGGTTTGACAGTTAAAAAGGCATGGGTGGCAAACAGAGACAGCAGAACCAGAGACTTACATTTAGATTTAGAAGCCAAATATGGCCGAGATGATCAAGCCATAGACGTTAATGCTGAATTTGTTATTGATAGCTATTCAGCCCAAAACCCGGGGTCCTTTGGAGCGCCAGAGATGGACATTAACTGTAGGTGCACTGTGATCCCGATTGTTAATTAGCTACAAAACTTTTTTATTTCTGTTTTTAATCTTTTATTGGCTCTGCTTTTTTTGGATCGCTTTTGGTCTGGCGTCATTTTATCCAGATATTGTTTTCGCCTAATATCGATTAATGCTTTTTCATAGCCTAACGATTCACCCACATCATAAACGTCTTTCATTTTTAAGTGGCCACCATCCAGAAGACGGAAGATAAACGTCCAGCTATCCCATTTGTTTCTATTGCCCAACGATCTAAAAAGGTTGTCAAGATATTTAAGTGGCTCCATTTTACTACCTGCCTGTTTTAGTTTTCCATAGACTTATCAATAACCTGTGGAAAACTCTGTGGAAAACTCTGTGGAAAAGTGACGGGCCAAATTAATGGCCCGCCACAGGTTACCCGACTGCTCAAAGGATAAACCCAATTTTTAAGTCATATAATCGACGACGATTTTATCTGTATTTGGTGCAGCGCCAAAAGTGATACGGCAAACGCCACCAGTGCCAGCCGTTACGCCTACCGTATACTCTGAGGCGTCAGCGGGCCCGCTTGCCTTCTTGACGCATCTGAGCCCGTTCCTAAAGACCATAACTCTATCTGCCCAATTGGCATCGACAGCACGCGCCAAATCATAAGTGGTCCCGGCATTACCAGCAAAGCTTTCTGTATATGCACGCGCACCAATCTTGGCAATGGTTACAGCATCATCAGCAATTGCAGCTGTATCGACAGCATCATTGGCCAATTCATTAGCGGTTACGCCATTAGTGTTAATTTTAAGCTGGCCAGAATCATTGGCTAACCCAGTACCCGCCAAGGCTGTTGTTAAATGACTGATTGACTGCTTTTTAGATACGTTTGAATCATTGGCATCAATGAAAGCAATAAAATCATTAGCAACGTCAACAGATGCAGCGCCGTTAAGCTCGTTAAGGTCCAACGCCAAAGACGTAGAACCACCCAAAGTAACAGCACCACCGCCAGAAAGACCATTACCACCAGAAACGGTAACGCTGTTGGCTGTCAATCCAAGAACACCAGAAGCGGCAGAAATGCCAGATCCAGCCAAACCACTGGCCAATTGTACCAAGGTGATTTTTTTGGATGAGTTATCACCACCATCAACAATAGGCATTTTATCGGCGTTCATGTCAACAGATGCCAAATCTGGAAAGCTGTTTAAATCGCTGTTCATGGTGACAGAAGCACCCAAGGCCACAGAGCCACCACCAGTTAAACCAGTACCAGCAGAAACAGTAACAGCGTTATTAGTTAGTGACATAACGCCAGAACTGGCAGAAATACCAGAACCAGCCATAGCGGTAACCAAATCGGCAATAGCTTCTTTTTTCGATGCGTTAGAGCCATCGGCATCAATGATAGCGATAGAATCAGCGCCGACATTAACAGAGGCAGCGGCCAAGCCATTAAGATCAACAGCAACAGAACCAGAAGCACCCAAGGCAATAGAACCACCGCCAGAAAGACCAGCACCAGCCGTTACAGTAACTGCGTTATTGGTGAGTGCAATAGCGCCATTGCTTGCAGATAGGCCAGAACCAGCCATAGCACCAGCAAGATCCACAAGGCTTTCTTTTTTGTTATTACCGCTGCCATCGATAAAAGGAATGGAATCAGTAGAGACATTTAACACCGCTGGGCTTAGCTCGTTAAGAGCTAAAGAAAGCACGTCTCCAGATTTGGCGATTCCTTCGCCAGCGTTAATGGCTTCTGTACCAGAGAAAGCAGTGAAAGCCAAAACCGTTGTTCCAATCGTGATGTTATCAGCGGTTTGGGTAAATGCAATGTTAGCATTTTCAGAACCCATTTTTACAAAAACAGCGGCATTTTCTAATTCTGCGCTGGTGTCTGCATCAGATGAACGGGTAAGGACAAAAGCGGCGCTTGCTCCACCTGGATTAGTCACAATATATAGGCCATTTTGTTGCCCTAAACCCTGATTCTTGACCAATATTCTGTCATTACTGGAAAGCGCTTGGCCATCTACCGACAACGCCCCATCAGCAGAAGCGGTAAGCGTAGCGCCTACGCCAGATGTTCCATTATTGTAAGTGGCAGAAGGTAAAGCGGCATCAGTCGCCACCTTAACGCTTTCTTTCCATGAAAGCCCAGCTATTTTGCCATCCACATAAGATTGGCTGGCGACTACAGAGCCACCAGTTTGAAGCGTACCAGTAAAATTAAAAGTTTGCCCCATGTCCATCTGGTTAGATGTGATTGAATTGTTAGCGACTTTTGCCGCTGTTACCTGTTGAGCGCCGATCTGATCGGTGACTATCTGAACCGCCATTTTAAAACCCCTTGTTTATAGCGTGTAAAATTCCGCCACAAGCGGAGCGCCTGTGGCTGGTGTAAAAGTAGTGGAAAAAGTTAGAGATGATTCTACTACAATTTCTGTCGTGGTTTGCCGTATGCCGTTCCAGTACACGCGGAGAGATGACGAATCAAAAGCTTCTGATATGGTAAAAACCTGCCGCGATCCATTACACTGGCTGGTTAAATCTTCTACTTTTAAAACAGAAGAAGCTTGATTAAAAATATCTGATATGGGCATTTATCCAAGCCTCCTATAAACTAATTTTATTTTATTGATATTTAAAGTGCCAGCATCTGTCTTGAAATGCAAGTAAACAATTTTATTTGTGATCGTGGCGTCTAAATCGACTTTCCAAACAGCAGCGCCGTTAGTTATCGTTGTTTTACCATATGAAAGTGAAGCCAATGTATCTGGTAAAATGATGTTATCCCCAGCTGCATCTTTAGTGATACAAATGGTGATAGATTTGGCGGTCACAATGCTATCACAGTTTATGTAAACGCCTTGAATGTTTCCAGTAAAAATAGCCTGGTGGCCGTTTACGTCTATGCCAATTTCTTTAGACCTGTTGGCATCCCAAGCGTTTGTTATTGCTATTGTGTCATAGTTTTTAACAGATAAGGTGTTAAGATTCATTTTTTAACGTCCATGTTTTAATTAGTGCTAAACCTTAACATGACGCTTTCTAACTGGGTTTGAAGTCTTGTTATCGACTTGCCATTTTCACCCACTTCTTTTTTTATTTCTTTTAAAGTTTGGTCTATTTCTTGTTTCTGTTCAAGCTCTTTACGCCTGGCCGCTTGGCGCTCTTCTGCGTAGGTTTGAATCTGTACCTGCCTTTCTACGCTATACTCTTTTATTTGAAGATCGTATTTTTCCACGACCTCACGATAACGCTCTCTTATTTTTTCTTGATTATCTTGGCTTTCTTTTTGTAGCCGTTCCAATTTCTCTTCATATCCAACGCGCATGGCATCAGATCGGCTCTGGTCTTTTTGTTTAGTCCAAATCATATAAATTAAAAAAAGGCCAGCTATGCCATAATCTACCAGAGCGTTTAAAATCGGGTCCATAAATTAACCATGTTGGGTCCATGCCTATATTTACCACGATCTTTTTTTTGCCGCATTTTAAAAAAAATAAAAATACTTAAAAATAAATTGGCATAGTCCCTTTTTATTGACTAAATACTATATAGACAGCAAACGACAACAGGAGAAAACATGACAACCACCAAACAAAAATCAAAATATACCCTCACATTGAAAGGCTGCTACAAAATAGCGGAAGACTTGAATGGCTTAAATGGATTTGTGGGCGGCGCTGAAGCTCACATAAAGGTTATTCACCGCTTAAACGTCACAACCACCACACCAAAAGGCGTAAAAACAAAAAAACGCTTTTGTGTAGAACTGGCAGACGGTGTAAAGATTTATAATCTGGCACAGTGGAAAGATTATTTTAACCCAACCCATAAAGGCTTGATAAGCCAGCTGCATAAGGAGATAAATGATTAAACTATAAATTTTAGTAATAAAAAGTTTTTTGACATCGAAAAAATAAAAAGCCTTAGTTAACGCTGGGGCTTTTTCATTTTCTAAGACTGATATTTAAGCCACTTATCTAAAAAAGCGACTTGATAGCGCAAACAGTCCAAGCCATGATCATTAACTTTTTTTGGCTTGTCTTTTCCTGTGGTGTTTTCTTGCCAGCGATAAAGACGAAACTCTTTAAGCAGATTTACACAGTTATCATGGATGTATAACGCTGGCTTACCTTCAGCATTTAGAGCTAAACGCTGCATAACTAAATTAATGGTGTCAATTACCCCCAGATATTTTGGAGCCTTAACCGTTTCGATTCCACAGTTATTGGCTAAGGTTCTTCTGGCATCCAATGATTCTGGATCAGCTACAGCCCAACGGTAATTTGGGTGGGTCAAATATTTTTTAAATCGTTTTTTGACTTCTAAACCGTTTTGGATGGTGGTTCTTTCTGTCTGGAAAAACTCAGCCAATACATGTAAACAATCGTCTTTGTGATCGTATCCAAAAGCAAGGCAGCAAAACGGGTTACGGACCCCAAAATCAAAAGCCAGATCAATAGACCAATCTGGTTTAGGATCGTGGGCTTTTATGACATGGATGTTTTTATCAAACGACGAATAAACCACGCCTTGTTGATTTGTGAAAGAACCATGTAGGCGGCTGGCCTTGGCTTCTTCGGACATATGGCTAACGGCCTTATAGAGAAGCGCCGAGCTTATCCAAGGATTATCCAACCCACTAATGTTTACATGTTTAAAGGCTGGATCTTCATTTTCAATGTAAAGGGCATGGGGCCACGTCACGCCTTTTAATGGTGTCATCGTTAAGAAGGTAAATCCAGTGTATTTTTTACCGTTATGGACCTGCTTGAAATCTACCAGCCGCATTAAACATTCTTGATGGATACTGTTATTGTGTTCTTCATCCAGCCAAACCATTGATAACGGTATTGGGCCACCACCAGCACCTTGATATTTTTCGCGCCCAGAATCGGCAGACATGGAAACAATGCGCCCACCATTTTTTAAAATCACTTGGCTTCTGCCTGGTCCATGCCAGTTTTTAAAAATGGTATCATGGGGTAGATATTCAGTTATTTTTGGTCTGACATATGCCAATGAATCAGAATAGGACAGAGCAGAGGCCCAAACTGTAGTGGGTCCAGGCTGTATTAAATCAGGTGGCAGATCGTTAAGCTTAAGCCATTCTTTAACCCACCATTGATCTGAACCAGCCGCCTTGGCCACTGCCAGCATGGCCCCACATTGGGTTTTTCCGGCTCTATTGCCGCCACTGCACAAAATAGAATTAATTTTATCTAAATTGTGAAAGGCTTCTATTTGGCTTGTGCGCTGTTCAGTTATTTGGCATGATCTACAAATCCAGCGGTTTGGCCCTAACCTTTCCATGGGCTGGCCACAGCCCTTGGCGCGTGGGCTGTTTTCGCCTTTACCATCCCAGCGGCAGCAATGCGGAACCCACAAACGCGCAACGGCCAAAGGATATTTTTTGGCTATGCTTATTAGAGCTTGGCGTTTTTTTAACGCCTTGACTAAATCAGGTTTATTCTTTTGGGTCTGGTCTTGATCTGGCAAAAGCACCCCTAACAAACGCATCAACAGCCGATTGGCCACCCAGATAAAGGCTCTGGGTTAAAGCGGCTGAATAGATCATAGCGTTAAGCGTTTCTGGGCTCAGTTCGCGACTAATGCCAAATCCAATCAACAGCAGCCAAATAAAATTAACTGCTGAAGCAAAAAGAAACTTTTTTGATGTCAATGGAGTTTTTTGTAACCATGTTTTTTCTGGCATTTTTTATTCCTCTAAATCTATCACTGGCCCAGACAGTTTAGAAATAAGTTTATCACTTTCTTTTATTTCTTCCATAAGTGTTTTTATGTCTAACTCATTGGCCTCTATCGGCGCTTCTATTTGGTGCGATTGGCCAACCACATAACCATGACGCCTTTCTAATCGCCAAGCGGCTGCCCGCCAGTCTGTTTCTGATGCAGCTGTAATAATCGACAGATCACGCAAAGCGCTGAAACCTTCAGCCTTTTTTATTCGATCTGAAAACTCTTTAAAAAGACAGTTTTGATCTGTGCTATTTCTACCTTTTTGAAGCCAAGCATATAGCGTACTAACATCAATTCCAGCGGCCATGGCTGCCAGTTTGCGTGTGGCTCCGACTTCTACCGCTTTGCAAATCAGATCCAATTTCTCTTTATCAAATTTAGACGGCCTGGCCATATTAACCCTTTTTTTTATATTATACAAATGCCATAGAAATTAGGCTTTCACAAACTGTTAATCAAATCACTTAGATTTAAAGTGGGAAAAATCGTTGTTTTTTTGCGCGTGGTTTTTTTAATCAGCTTGTTTAGTCTGTCGTTTCTGGTACGCAAAGCAGCAACACAAACCGCTAAATCTTTCCAATCTAACTGGGCCACCTGTGAAGGTAAAACCCCATAATTAGAAGCCACTATATCCAGCATGTTTAGATAGTCTTTATCAGCCTGGAAAGGAGGCAATACGCGTTACGGCCTCCTTATGCCCTTCTAAGGCTTTTTCTAAAATTGCGTCTCTGTCTTTTTCATTTAGTACGCCAACCCATAAACGGTTTTGTTCATGGTCCTGTTGCTCTTCTGCCGCGACTATTTGTATTTTTTGCCAGTTTTTACCGCCATCTAAGCTGGCCATCTTTATTACTTTACAGATAATTAAATCATTGGCCTCGTTAAGTTTAGATATCTGGGCGGCGCTTATATTTTTTGACATGCGAATAATTGCCGCTGTCTTTTCTTCTTCTGTTTTTAAAGAAGCGGTTTTGGCTAAAACTTCTGGGCTGGCCATGGTCGCCAACAATAAACCAGAAGCTAAACCGCTGGTTTCTGCTTCAGAAACTGATAAAATGCGGCCTTCGATATGTACTTTTCCATTAAATATGGGCAAACGCCAGCGTGATAAGCTGGTGAGCTTTTGCAAATCCATAAACACGTCCAATGTTTTTAAAGAATAGGTGGCCCGGACTATCCGAGCCACCCCAGCAAACGACAAAAGGAGCAGATGCCACCGCCCTTAAATGTCATCATTAGATTAGCATAGCTGCATAAATGAAGCAAACCAGCGCCGCCATTTCTGCCCAATTTATTTCTTTAATGTCTGCCCATAGCTCGTTTAATGTCATGATAACTCCTTTTCTTTTGCTGTTTTGTTGACTTGTCTATATCTACATACTATGTAGACTTTACGCGTCAAGCGAAAAAGCAAACGAATATCAAAAGGAGAGAAAATGACAGATTCTAATTCTGTATATATATATAATATTATATATAATATAATAAATAATAATAATCTTAATTCAATAAGTAGTGAAGACCTTAAAACCTACATGGACGGGCTCCAAAATCCCAATGATTTAGATCTGGTCTATGAATTCAATGCTATCGATCAATACCTACAGAAGAACCCCAAAAAGGCGTTTTGGTGGCGTGAGGATTGGCAGAACCGTTTACAAGCTTGGATCATAAGAACCCAACGCCCAAACAGACCGAAAGCGGCGCCGATTGTCCAACAAAAGCCAGAAACAGAGCCCAGCCCAGAGCCAATAACGACAGCAGAAGAAAGCAGCCTATCGGGTGACAGTGTAAAGCTTTTGCAAGGCTGGTTAAACCGCTGGCCAATGCTATACGCGCTGTATCCCTCCATCTACAGCGTTATACCGTTCCCAAAGGAATGGCAAAGCCCAGATCATTGGGGTTATTATTGTCGCCATTACCGTCAAGGCTACAGCCATTTGAATAATGGCCCGATACCATTGGAGATTCAAAAGCGTTACAAAATCACAGCACCACAGCAAACGACATAAGGAGATCAAACAGATGCCAAAATACCCAGAACACGAAACCAAAGAAAACATAGCGGCCTTTTTTGCGGAGTATGCCAAGCACGCTGGCAGCAACAAAGACAGGCTGATTTATTGCACCAATGAAATATTAAAAACCATAGAATGGCAATACAGAAACACGCGCTACAGGACCTTCAGCATAAACAGCATTTTAAGAGCCACCCACAGCCGTTTAAATCCAACAGGCTTGGCAGATACTAAACAAGCACGCCAAATAACCAAAAGCCTGGTTAAGCTCTGTCTTTATGTGATGGTTGACTATGATTTGGCTGATTTTGCCACAAAGGCACTGGATAAAAATCATTTATTTGCCACCAATCCAGCCACAAAATCCAGCCGCTATGTTTTCTGGCTCACCATTCCAGCAAACAGAATAAGAAAACATAATGTTAAACCTGTTGACCGTTACAAATGGATCACAGATATCCTTTTCGACAAACCAGAAAAAGAAGAACCAAAAGCAGCCCCGTTAAAATCCAATGTTTTAGAGCTTAAAGCAAAAAGCGCCGCCCAGCTGCCTAAAAAAAAACCAGAAGAAAAGCAGATAAGCCTTTTTTCTAATCATGAAAAAGTGGTCATTATCACCGACATGAACGGCCAAAAAACATGGGCAAAATATCGCGCTGATACATTGGATCTGATCGCTCTAATGCCAAGCCGAATTAAAAAAATGGAAATAATCCAAATGGATAAGGAGGCCAAATGACCAAAGAAGAGCGAGAAAACTACAGGCTAATAGTGGATTTTTTAAAAAAAGAAAATGCTTTAGAGTTGTTGGGCGCATTAAACGAACTGACCAAGGCCAAAGGCTGTTATCAGTGTCATGATTTAATTATGGCATTAAATAAAGCACGCCAGAAGGTTTATCAAAGAAACGCACAGATCAAAAAGCTAAAAATAAAAAATGAACAGCTAAAAAAGCAGATCGAAGAAAACCAAACAACCAAACAACGCAGAGAAATAAACACATATCAAGAGCCAAAAAAACTAACGGTTTTAAAAAAAGACGATGGCCCTAACGATTTTGCCCACGCCCTACACAATGGGTCTTTTATGAAATGGATGATAGACTAATGGAAAGAGAAACTACGCGCTGTAGAAATTGCGGAAAGCGCACCGCGATAATTGGAAACTTAAGCAATGCAAAATGCTTGCACTGTGGAAAAGAAATTCTGGCCCATCATCGTTTAATGGTGGCGATCAATTGCAAAGATTGTGGTTACATTTTTAAACGCCATAATTTCGGCTGGACAGAAACAAACTGTGATAACTGTGGATCTGTCATAAAACACCCCGCTAAAGTCAGCAAAGGCGGCCGCCCAGATCGAGGCGTAAAGAATAAAGCTCAGATATCGTTTGTTTTGCCAGATGATGATTATGCGGAGATCCAGAAGCTGGCCAAGTTTTATAAATCTACTAAAGGCGCGGTTTCCAGATATTTAATAAAAGTTGGCTTAGATAAGATTAATTAGCTATATAGTGATTAGGGGAAACAAGCCCCAAACAGCAAACGACAACAGGAGAAAACATGACAAAAAGACAAATTAACTGGCTGCAAGAGTTACGCGATAACGGCCACATTATGCCCTATCATGGAAAGGAATTTATTTTACAAACTGGTTTACTGTATCTGGTTCACCGTTTGTTTGTTAATGTAAGCATTGACACAGAAATAACCTTTATTGACAGAGACAAACGCATAGCAGAAGCAAAAGCCACAATTAAAGTGGCTGGGCCATGTAAGGAAAACACTAACGCAGCGGCTGGAAGCTATAGCGGCCATGGTGATGCATGTCCTAAAACATGCAATGGCCCCATTCTAAACGCATACAAACGAATGGCAGAAACACGCGCTGTCAATCGCGCATTACGCTTGATCTGTGGTGGCGTTATTGGGCTGTGTACGGTGGAAGAGTTAGAAGACCACGCAAACGAAAACAACAAACCACACTCACCAGAGCCAGTGTCTAACACAGCTGCATTGATAAAGCTTAAAGAATGGGCAGATGATAACGGTGGTTTAGATCGCTTAATAGAATATACAGATCAATGGGATTATTTAAACGCCGTTGGGCCGTTGTTATCATGGTCGCCAGATCGAATACATAAATTTATTGACTGCATGATCAATAACACCAAAGACACCCACGAAAAATATCTAAACTGGCAAGGCAAACCAACAGCAGAAGAAATAAAACAGGAACAAGCGTTACAGCTTCTGGAAGAACAGGCTTATGGGGTTGAGCCCAAATACGATATTAACGACATTGGCACACCAAAAGACCCACACATGGCTTTTGCACATGAAACAGCCAAAACCATTCAAAGTCTAATCAGTCAAACAACAATAAACGCCACAGAATCCACCCATAACAATGATTCAAAATACTGTGGCTTAACTGGTGATATCATGGGTGATTGAAAAGGTAGGCGCCTGGACGTGCTTTTAAAGGCAGCGGCAACGCCTACCAGCCGCTGCCTTTTTTATGTTTTTAACCTAATCTTACATAGCGTGATATGATTAAAAATAAATAGTGGGGCATAAAATGGCAGATGAAAGCGTAAGCTATGGCATAGAAATTATTGCAAATGAAGCCACAGAACAATTAGAAATGTTGGCTGATACTGTTGATACTGCACAGGAAAACTTCACAGAATTAGCAGAAGCAGCGGAAGAATCAATGGATCGTTTAAGCTCTTCTGCCGAATCTGGTTCTAATTCTATGGATAATTTGGCAAATTCAGCCCAGCAAGGTGGAAGGGGATTGGGCCAAATTTCGCGTGTGGTTTCTATGTTTAGCCCTGCGCTCGGTAAAATGGTCGCTGGCGTTGGAGCCGCCATTACTGCTTTTAAAGGATTGAATACTGTTATAAGTCTGCTCGGCAAAAAAATGATTATTATAACAGCTGTTTTGGCCGCCGCTGGCGCCGCTTATGCTTTATTTACAAATGACGCTGAAGCATCTACCGCCGCCATTGAAAGACAAGAAAAAGAATTAAATCGTTTAAAATCTGCAATGGATCAAGCTAAAACAGCACAAGAAGGTTTAGCCAGTGCCCAAAGATCAGTAAACAGCGCATACCATACCCAGGCAGATACTTTTAAAGCTTTAGAATTGCGGATTCATGAATTAAATGGCACGTCAAAAAGCTATCATAAAAGACAAAGTGAAGATTTAGAAATAGGTCAAAAATTAGACGCGTTTATTGAAAAAAGGATTCAAACAGAAGAAGCCCAAGCATCTGTATTAGAAAACAAAATTAAAGTTATCAAAGGAAATATAGCAGCCAACAAAATACAGAGGAAGCATTTAAAAGACATAAACAAAGAGACTAAAATTGGCACAAATGCACATGATAATTTCACAACAGCATTGGCCAATCTGACATCAAACACAAATCGCCAAAAAGAATCCCTTAAAGATTTGCAAAGGGAATTAACCCAAACAAGAGAAGGCATTGACGAAATAACAGGTGGTTTATCTGGTACGGCGGAAGACGCTCAAAGCCCAGCTGCCGAAGATGCCTTTGAATACTTGGATTTATTAGAAAAAATCAAAAAAGCAGAAAAAGACGCAGAAAAAAGAAGAGAAAAAGCCGCAAAAAGACAAAGAGCAATAGCCGCAGCCAGAGCAAGAAGACAAGCAAGAGAAAGAAATAGAGAAGGCGCAATCAATAAAATGCTTTCTTTAGGCAACGCCTTAAGCGGAACAAAAAACACCCTTTTAAAAACACAACAAAACATACAGAACAAAATCCAAACAAATGTACTGGCAATGCTGGATTTAGAAATAGAGCGCCAAAAGCTAATAGCAAAACGTTTAACGGGTACAGCCAAAGAAGCCGCATTGGCAAAAATAGCAGCCATGGAGCTTAGAAGAAGCGCAATTTTTTTAGATCAACAAAGACAAGAGAAAGACGCTATTTTAGCTGCCGACAAAGCAGCAATAGAAAAGCATGAAACAAACCTAAAGCTTTTAAGAGATCAATTAAAAGTTTTAGAAAAAAACAGAGCTTCAAAAAAACAAATTACGGCCATCAATGAAGCTATAGGCAAAGGCGAAAAAGAGTTAAATGCAGCACGTTTAAAATATGGTGAGAATGAAAGATCAATTAGAAACATAAACCACAGCGAACAAACAAAAAACAACGCAGAAGCAGAATTACAAGATGAACAAAAGACCCAGACACAGTTAGCAAACATTGAATCAATTAAATTTGCTATCAATGGTTTGAACACAAGCCTAAATCAAACAGATGACCCATATGCAGAGTTAAACAATAGTTTAGCTGATATTCGATCACAGATAACAACAATTAGAAATGAAGGCGTGATCCCAGATGTTGAAACTCAATTAAAACTTTTAGAAAATGGTTTAAAGGCTTTTGAAGATAAAGCCAGAACAGAAATAAAAGCCACCATTATTGTAGATAAAATTCAAGGCGCATTAAATCAATTAGATAATGCCCTTTCTCAATTAAGCGATCCGGCATCTATGATAACAGGCGTGGCCGCTGGCATTGGCACTGCTTTAGGTGGTCCGGCTGGGGCTGCTATTGGTCAAACTTTCGGGTCACTTGTGCAAGGTTTAACGGCGTTAGGGGAAAAAGACCCAGC